TCATCAGCTGCCCGCTCAATACTAGATCAACCTCAGCGCTATCTGATGAGCTGCCACGCCCCCTGCTCTCCTCTTTGTATTGCTGATAGCCCCCTTGATAATAAACTGAGCGCCCTGTGCGTGATGGTCGGCCCCCCTTGGGCGCTAGGCGTGCCCCACGTTTGGCAACATATATGGGCGTTTTGGAGTAGTCATCAAACGCCACGCCATTGGCATCAATGCCGCGTGAGGTGCGCAGCTTAATAGCTGCTAGCGTATTCTGAGCCAACCTCAATGAGTCGCGTGCAGTCCACAGCGTGCGTGGTATTTTGATATCTACTTTATTGGGCATCAGTGTTTCATGCCCCTGCCAGGTGTAAAGAATTTATCATTCTCTGACTTGATAAACCCACGCCATGAGGCTCTGAAGTCAGTAGCGCTGCCACCTGTTTGAGAGATGTTAGACTCACCCTCATCAATGACGCCATCACCATCAATATCAAGGGCCACGGCCTCAAGCGCCCTCACCAATAAATCTGAGCATCTGGCCCTCATTGCCTCTGCCATGTCTAGCTGTGCGCTCTGCTCATAGATGAGCGCTGCTGAGCAATAGGCGTGAGCTAGCTGAAATGAGGTTGCATTAAATACCTCATCCTCTGTGAGATTGTCTGCGAGCAGATGTGATCTGATGTGCATGGCCACTTCATCAAGGGCAGCTGCGATCTGTGGGGCAAAATCACTCTGCCTGCGTGGCACCATATCAGCCAACTGTGCAAAGGTTCTCACAAGCGTGGCATGGTCTAGCCCTGTATCGAATGGGCGTAACGTCACCTTGATCACGCCCTTTTCAGTCTGCTCTCTGTTTTGATCGCCTAGGTCTGCAGTGTAGCTCACTGAATAGCTGTAATACCCATCAGTGTCTGTGAGCTGCGCAGCTGTGAGGGTGGTGTAATACATAGGCACATGCAGGGTGGCAGCTGTGGTGAGGTCGATCTCACGCGGCAGAGGCTCAGCTAATATGGCAGTGGTGCCCACTATCCGTGAGAGAGTTACAGAGAAATAGGTATCACCTGAGGTGATGATAAATGCTCTCTGCTGATCAGCCTGCAGAGGGTCAGCAGCTACCTGTAAGGTGAGCGTGCGCCTGTCTGATGCTATGGCTGTGATTGATGAGTTAGTGCGGCTCTGAGTGAGCGCCACACTGATGGCAGCTGAGGCCCCAAACACTTGCAAGGTGACTGTGCCTGTGGTGGGGCGTGGCGCTGTCCACTCGTATAAATAATCATCATCACGCGCTATCTTGATCATCGTTTGCCCCCTGTATTGGCTTTATTGATATCTGAGGCCGTGGCTTGATCTAGCTCAGCAGCCTCAATAAATGACTCTGTAACAGGTGACCATGAATGCCTGCAGTTGTAGCCACCGCCTGAGGTTTTGACTGCTAGCCCCTGCCCATTGTTGAGGCGTGCCATCTGTCGCTCATCTACTACTTTATTCACAAGCGCTCTGCAAAATGGGCGTGTGATGCCATCCATGGGGCCTGTGTATAGATAATGATCAAGCTCAGCTGCTGCACCTGCTATGGCAGTGAGCCCACGGCCATACTGTGATATTTTAGTTTTGATCTCTGTGAGCTGTCTGCCCTGTGCGCTATTCATGCGCGTTTGCAGATTACTCATGACCGTGTTGAGGGGCACAGCTGCTCTGAGATCACGCAGGCCATCTCTCACAGTGCTCTTCACTGTAGGGATAACCACACCCTCAAATATGTCTGATATCGTCTGAGTCTGCAGCTGTTCCACCTGTGAGGCTATTAGCCCCATATTAAACTGTGGATCAACAGCGCTCAGCGTTTTACTCACGGCCTCATTGATGCGCTGCTGTTGAGTTATAAACCCATCAATAGCATCACCTAGGCCACCTGTTATCAACAGCTCAAGCAATTGCTCATCTGTTGCATCTAGTATTGCGTTGGGCCCTGCGCTCTGCACAGTAACCTCAATCACATCTAGCAGAGAGGAGATGGCAGTATTTAACGCCCTTTCAAATTCTCTCTCTGCTCTGATCTCTGCTTGTATCTGATCACGCCTTGCTCTGATCAATGTGGCCATCACGCCTGATGCATTTTTAGCCTGCCGTGTGAGATCATCCACAGCAATCTGATCAGCATCTCTCTCAGCTAGCAGCTGAGTGTGTTGAGTGGCACCACAGACACAGAGCATGGCAGATCATCAACAGCCTGTGAGGACGTGGCCTAGGGTGCTATCAACAGTATGGAAGCTGTTAACCTCTTCACCCCAAACGTAGCGACGTGTTTTATCAAGGCTATCGTATTGGCCTGCAACCATATCAGAGAAACGCATATCCAAAGCAGCCACAGGCATGCCCTTGACATTGCCAGATTTCTGCACGATTGCATCACTGCCTCGAAGGATGCCCATGAAACACTTTGTGCCATCCCAAATTGCAGCCTCAGAAGATGTGGCTCCAGGAACAGCAGTCTCACGCAGCGCTTGTCCTACATAAATGTTAGGGATACCGAGCACATCACGCAGCACAGAAAGCACAGCCTCATCATTGAGAATCTGTGAGCCTGATGCGATCCCCTTTGTGCTGTCTCCAACATAGCCACGCACCTCAGGGTTTTTGGCTAGGTCACGGAAGCACGCACGCCCTAAGATGAGGGTATCAGGGTTGATGCCATGAGCTGCAGCGAAAACTGTGTCCTTAAGGTCAAACAGCTCTGAGAGAGGCTCAGCACCTGCAGTGCCAAACGCTGCAGCAGCTGCTGAGGTGTTGAATGTGGTAGCGTCAAAGAGGACGTCTGCTAGTCGCTTCTCACGGTCGAGCTTGAGCACACGTGCGACTTTACGCGCAATGCGTGCCTCTTCGCTGCCAGGGTATTGGCTATCAAAGATATCCTCCATGGCAATGCTATCAGAGGCAGAAAAAATCTTTGCTTTAAACGTTTGTGAGCTGCGATCAAATCCACCAATCATGGCGCGTGA